GGAAAAGCCATTGTTCCGATACCACCAAGGCAGGTGATTGTGGATCACCACTTGTAATTGATAGTGGTTATGGTTACTCTATTGTTGGTTTACATTTTCTTGCAAGTACCACTAATAAGTCACAAGCTCTTGCAACTAGTGTTGACGGCAATTTTATTCAATCTATCTACGATAAGCTTGTAGGTTTTAATGTTGAATGTGGTGATTTTTCTATGATATCATCAGAGTCTGCTGAACGGAAAGTGACCGATTTGCATCCAAAATCTGTTTTTAGATTTTTATCTACTGGTAATGCTAGGTTATATGGATCATTTACAGATTTCCGTGGTAAAAGTTCTTCTAAGGTAACTCATACACCCATGAGTTATAGTTTAAGTAACCATGGTTATAAAATTAAATATACTAAACCGGAGATGAAATCTTGGGTACCTTGGCATATAGCTGCAAAAGAGATCGTACGTCCAATACGAACATTGCGGTCTGATATTCTTGAAAGTTGTGTTCAAGGCTATATTGGTGATATATTAGATAATGTGAAAGTTACCAATATTAAGGATATGCTCTTCCCATTAGATAATTTTACTGCTATTAATGGAGCACAAGTTGCTTATATTGATAAAATCAATAGAAATACCAGTGCCGGAAATCCTTGGAAAAAATCTAAAAAATTTTTTATGAATAATATTCCTCAACAACATGGTATGCCAGACCCTGTCGAAGTCACTAAAGAAATAATGGATAGAGTCGATCATATTATCAATGAGTACCGTGCTGGTAGATGCGTACATCCCAATTTTTGTGCACATCTTAAGGATGAACCTGTGACCTTTAAGAAGGCAAAGATTGGTAAAACTCGCGTTTTTACGGGAGCACCCATTGATTGGACTATTGTTGTTCGTAAATTTTTGCTGTGTTTCAGTAGATTGCAGCAAAATGAACGTTTTGCCTTTGAAGCGGCTCCTGGCACTATAGCTCAAAGTTTGGAATGGTCTGAGATTCATGCTCATATCACTAAGCATGGTTTAACTCGAATGGTAGCTGGTGATTATAAATTCTACGATAAACGAATGACTCCTAAAGAGATATTAGCTGCATTTGATGTTATAATATTCTTTTGCACATTATCAGGTAATTTTGATATTGATGATATTACTGCAATCCGCTGTATAGCAGAAGATATAGCATATTCTACTGTTGATTTTAATGGTGATTTAGTTATGTTTGATGGATCTAATCCATCTGGACATCCTCTCACGGTCGTGATCAATGGTTTGGTTAATTCTTTAAGAGTACGTTATGGATATTATGTACTAAACCCCAATAAAGAAGTCACTAGCTTTAAGTCTAATGTTAGTCTCTTAACTTATGGTGATGATAATATAATGTCTGTATCACAAAAGTGTCCTTGGTTTAATCATACTACTCTCTCTCAAGCTTTTGCTGATCTAGATATAATCTATACTATGGCAGATAAAGAAGCTGAGAGTGTACCATACATCTCGATAGACGAGTGTTCGTTTTTAAAACGCACTTGGCGTATGGAACCTGAATTAGGATGTTTTGTAGCACCCTTAGATCATGATTCTATCGAAAAAATGCTTATGACTTGGTGTACCTCGAAAGTGGTATGTGCAGAGACTCAAGGTATTTCTGTAATAACTACGGCTCTCCGTGAATATTTCTATTATGGTAGAAGTATTTATGAAGAAAAGCTAGTTTTATTGCAAAATTTGGTTACAGAACTTGATTGGAACTTATTTGTTGAGCAATCAACATTTTTGAGTTTTGATGAATTGTG